TTTCGTTTATGCGTTTTCGAGAGCGGTTATTCTCGCCACAAGTTCATCATAACTCGGACGATAAGGCACATATTTCTGCGATATGTCCCATGCAGCTTTTGAACACAGCATCATTCTTATAGTTGCACTTCCTGAACCTGCTGTTGCGGAGTTGTTTATGTTCGGGGAAATCTTTATTCTGTTGTATTGTGTATTAATGTCAAGAGTATAAACTCCTGTCTCTGCAATCCGTTCAGTTCTCGGAAGTACCTCCAACTCAGCACCGTCATCATCTACCGCACTGGTAAAGCATCTGAAAGTTACATTTGATACATCGGCTTCATCGACATATAACAACAGCTTGTAATCTTCATTCGGCGTTACATAAACATGATATGCAGTTGTAGCCCATGTTGCATTACTACATGATATAACAGCACTTCCGTTAGTGCCGCTTACTATTGTAACACGTTGCTGTCCTGACGGATTCTGTGCATCTACAAGGTTTTTCTGTCCGCTGTCGATAAGTCCGATTAATGCGCTGTTATTTTTTTCTATCTGTGATACTTTTGAGCTGTCAATGCCGCTGTTTACTGCTGTAAGCTGCGCTGATGTAAGAGCGGATTGCTTTGCTGTCCATGTTGTCTTTTCGGCAGATGTGACAAATTTATTATTTTGATTTGTGTCGCTTATCAAGTCTGAATCAAGCTTGTTTGATGATGTAATTTCGGACTGCAAGCCCGATACCAAATCGGCAACGGAAAATTCAACGGTATTGCCGTTTTTCAGCGTGAGAATTACTTTCTTTGTTGTATTGTCGTATGTACCGTTTACTACCATTGTTTCAAGCGGTAAGTCAATTGTCTGCGGTGTTCCGAGGGTTTCACCGTCTTTATTTATGAGAAATGCGCTGATAACGTATGTATCGGAATTTAATGTCATTGAAATTGCTGTAGCATATGCGGAAGTATCAATATCGCCCTTGATATCCTCCTGAATCTGATGTATTGTTTCGTCAAGAATATCGGAGTTGTAATTCAAGTCCGCAACGTTCACAAAATCCGAATTTTCGGGCTTTTTAAGATGTAAATTTGTAGTTTCAGTCATTGATTTCACCCCATTTGTATTCTGAAATTTCGCCCCATTTGAATGAATTTGCACCGTTCCAGTGTTTCAGTGTTTTGAGATTTGCCTTTCTGATTTCCTCCTGTAAAGCCTGCGCCTGCAAATCAGTCGGAGAATTTCCGCTTGTCGTAATTCCACGATAAGGATTGAATCCGCCTATATACTTTGTGCTGTCTCCAAGAGTTATTGACAGGATTTCAAGGCTGAGTTCATCACGTTCGATTTCAATGACTTTCTGTACCGTTTCAACGTCCAGAGGTTCGCAGTATACAGTGCCTTTGTCACCGAGCTTTATATCATGAAGATTCTGAAAATCCTTGTATCGTGGGTCGTCCTTGATGTTCGCCATTTTAATTTTATAGGTATATTTCGGATATGCGACAGAATCAAAATAACTTTTCCTGATTTCGTCTGAAAGCGGAGTGTTGAACTTGACTGCTCGGACAACAGGAGAAGGAACTGAATAAGTTGTAGTTGTATCATTCCATAGCCAGCTTCCGCTCCAGTTGCCGTTCATGTCAATAAATTCAAGTCTTGTCATGAAATCAGTATAGTCAATTGAAAATTCTATTTCCTGCAAATCAAAGGAATACCGCAGAGAAAAGGCATTGTCACGGGCATTTTCCATTCGCTTGTTTATGCTGAAATAGAAATTGTTTCGATACAGTTCACCGCCGAAAAGATTCACAAAGCACTTGCTGTCACCGATGAGCGCAGCAGTCAGGGTCGTATTCGTGAATCCGTCAAATTCTGTTGTGTTATCGTCCGAAAGGTCCGTGCTGTACTCAAAATCATAGATATTAAAAGCCTTATAAGCTTCGGGATTTGCGGCTCTCTCCGATGCAATAACTCCGTTGTGCATGACCCACGAAAGAAATTTCTGCGGATACCAGCCGCCCCTGCTTTCTTCGGGAATCTCTTTCAGCAGGATAATATCACGGGATAAATCGTAGAAAAGCTGATTTGCGGTCACAGTTACGGTTCGTTCGGAGGAGTTAATTTTCGGCTGTTCCATGTCGATTCTGAAAAGCTGACCGTTAGACTTTATGATGTTCTGCGGTATGAGATACCGCCATTTTCCCCAGTCATCAAGAGGGTGTACAAGGGTTATATCCCACCGCCCATTTTCAGCTTGAAATGAATGACATGAAATCGGATCAAGAACTGCAAGCCCGTTGTGCTGAAATCCGTCTTGTTTTTCCCACATGGAATAGACTTTTATTTTCCGTTCGGGCGGCATTGACCACATATCAAATCCATGCACATCGGGAAGAAGTTCATGCCACGGCAAACCACCGTTCATTATTTTGTCAATCCGCCATAAAGCTTTCGGAATTGGTCTTATTATCGGATTTTCACGGGTTTCGGGAACAGATTCGTTATAAAGATTCCCGTTCTCATCATGTTCCCACGGCTGATATTCATAATATCCTGAATACTGCGGAGGTGCAACTGCATAAAGTGAACTTGCATCGTAATCCACGGCAGTACCGTCAGAAGGCAGTTTTTCAATAAGCCGTTCATAATAATAATTGTGTATTTCGATTTTGCAATAGACCGCACCAATTAAAACCGCTGTCGTCATGTCAATTGTATACTCAGGAGTGTCAGTACAGTTTGCAATATAAATATTGCTTATTTCGTTGTCAAATTCATCATAGAAAACAGCCTTTGCAACCAAACGGACAGCACTTACCGCAGTATTTTTGTATTTTCCTATAACATGACCGTCACCGTCATGGATTACATCACCGTGTTCATCTCTGTCAGCTGTAAAATGGCATATGTATACCTGACCCATGCTGAAATGCAAATTGATTATGCCATGAGGGAGTCTTGTGGTTTCAACGGGCTGAGGAAGTTGAATGTAAGCAGTTGAAATATGCGTACCGCTGAACGGGTCACTTATAGAACCACGGGTAAAAGATGCAATATCAAAATATATTCTTTTCATAAATCACCTGTAACACGGAAATCCGACAGAATAGAGATACTCCGCATTTTTAAGCTGTTCAGAAGTGCAGCCGACAAAAGTACCATACCCCTGTGTATCAGGCGATAAATCTCTGTTGAATACTGATACTCCTGCGCCTGTATACTGAATCGGAGCATTTGCCTGCACTCTGTACACATTATATCCACTCAGATTACCGCCTGAAAGGATTGAGCCTGTCATGTCGGAAACGTTTATTTTACCGTCAAAAAGCGAGTTCAGAGCATAATTAACAGTGCTTTCGTTTGAACTGAAAATTACTGCATTACGGGAGTTTATGACAAATCTGACGTTGCAGTTTTTCAGGAATCCTGCGTTGAAAAGGCTGAAAATTCCCGATGTACAGGAACATTCAAGACTGAAAGAACACTGTTCAAACTGTAAAGTCCTGTAATTCGCAGAATAGAAAACCACAGCTTTTTTTGTACTGTATATGCCGTAATTTACTTTTCCGTAGAATTTGCAGTTTGTTATTTTTATTGCAGAACTGCCTGCATCAGTATACAAAAATCCTGCATTTTCCGATGATGAAGAACTGGTAGCCTGCTGATAGAAATTTTCAAAGCTGAGATTCTGCCATGATGTGCCGTTGAGAATGTAAACTGCTCTGAGCGACTTTGAATAAAAATTCTTTAATATACAGCCGTTAAAGTTTATCTGTCCTGAAAGATTCACCTGAGAATCAAAACCAAGCGGCTGAATTTCATTGAAATCAAAAATCTGATTTCCTGACATTCTGATATGCACACTTTTTGCCGTTGATACGCTGATAAGTTCTTCCCATGTATCGCAGATATAGGGGTCATTTTCCGTTCCTGAGCCTGTCATAAAAATCACCTCATTTTTTCAGCTTTTCAATAATTTTTCTGACCCATGCGGAAGTATCGGGATTGATTTCGGCATAGTTTTCAAAAATCGAAATCACTTCCATTATCGCAATATAGCCGAAAACGATTATTGCCGTGACTGAGCCTGTAATATTTGCAAGCGTCTGACTGTCGTAATATTTTCCAAGATACCTGATACCGATTTCAAGGCCGCATGAAACGGTCATCACAATCATTTCAGTGAGCTTGTTCAGACCGCCTTTTCTCATTTTGGTGCTGTTCAAATCTCCCGAAATATAGGCTTTAATCAAGCCCGTCACAAAATCCGATGCCGCCAGTCCGAGGATTATTGTTATCATTATGATGTACTGCAATTTTTTGAAATTCCCCTTTTTAAACAAATCTTTCCCGCACATTGATTTCAGCGTTCTGTGCGTTGCCGTTGTGCGATATGTAATTCAGCCCCGTGTGAAGTCGTGGGTAATCATTGAAAGTATGGTCGTTAATCGCCCATTTTGCGCCTGTATAGCCTATAAAATAGGTGATATGCACTTCGCTGTCGATTACAACAGTTCTGTTGCCGATAATTCCGCCGCCGTCAATTGATGCAAGGTTTTTTAAAATAAAATCCGCACCGTTCACCGTGACAATAACTTCATCATCAGTCGGAATGAAACTGATTTCGGGATATGAAAAAATCGTGCCGTTATTCGGAACTTCAACAGTTTCAGCCGAAAATTCAACCACTGTCGGCATGACTGCATATGCGAAAGGCTGACAGATAAAAGTGATTTCCAGTTCGCCGAACCGAGGAGAAAGATAATTTGAGGAAACTGTTACATTCTGCACATAATAGCATTTATCAGGTTCGGAACTGAAAGAAAGTGAGCCGCTTGTATTATCGAGCCATGCATAAATCTGACGGATATTTTCACGGGATTTAAGACCGAGAGTTACAGTTATCTGGATTTCATCACGATTATTTACATCTGGATAAAACTTCACGGGAGAATCGGGAACGGTAACAGGAGAAAGATTTTTTTGTGATTTATTTACAAAAGGCGGACGTTTCAGAAGTCCGAAAGTTCGTGAATCAATATTATTATAAATAAAATAACTCATTCTTCGTAAACCCCTATTCCTGCAAGATTTTTCTGAGTTTCCCTTGCTATTCCCTGAGCGATAGTGCGGATATCAGTATCATTATTGATATTTGCATTGATACTGACATTGACAGGCGCATAAACAGTTCTGTTATCATAATTGCTTGTGTTGTAGTTGTTCTGACTGCTGCGGAAAATCTCACCTGCCTGCATAAACGGCAAACTCATATCCTGAGCAGGGATTTCGGGGAGTTCCTGAAAAATACCTTTGATTTTTGCAGTTATTTCAGGAATTTCAGGGGGCTGAATTTTTTCAAAAGCCGTTTTTATTTTTGCCGTAATATCGGGAATTTCGGGAGTTTCAAGCTTGTCGGAAACAGTCCTGATTTTCCTTGTAACATCGGGGATTTCAGGAGTTTCAAGCTTATCGGAAACAGTTCTGATTTTCCTTGTAATATCAGGAATTTCGGGAAGTTCAATATTTTCCGCAGAGATACTTATTTCCACCTTTAAATCGTCCTGTAAGCCTTCAAAACTGATTTCAGGTGTAATTATACTGTTGTCATTCAGACCGCCTATAATTTCGGCTGTATCGCTGATTGTGTGCTGTAATTCGGACTGTTTTGAAGTTATGCCGTGAATGAGGTTGTCCATCATATCGGGCATCCACTTGTCATCATCTTTCAGCAGACCCTTTTCAGGTGTGGAGTGATGCAGCAGGTCATAAATAAATTCACCGAACTCCTCCCAAGTGTCCGTCCATTCGTCCCATTTTGATTTCAGACCGCCTATGAAGTTGTCAATGATATCACTGCCCCAGCTCCAAGCAATATCAATGAGACCTGAAAATGTATTTTTGATATTTTCGATTCCGTCAAGCCATTCATTGACCTTATCGGAAAAGTAATTTACTGCGGTATTTACAGCAGTTTTTATGACTTCAAAACCGATTGTAAATTTACTTTTAAGGCTTTCAAAATCATCTTTAACGGTTCTGAAACAGTCAGATACAAAGGCTTTAAAATTGTCAAATTTTTCCTTTGTTTCATTGATTTTATTTTTTATAGCGGCAACGACATCGGCAACTTTTTCACCGACACCCTGCCAGAAATTATTCCACGATTCGCCAAATTCGGAAGTGTTAAAGAAGTCATTAATATCTTCTTCGGCATTTAAAAGGCTGTCACTTATATCCTCTGCACCTGAAATCCAGTTATCACCGAAATTCTCAAAGTCAAGCCAGTAGCCGTCCCAGTCAACACCGCTGAAAGTATCTGACAATCCCTGAAAAGCCCCTGAAATCAAGTCAATTGTGCCTGCAACAATGTCTCCCGTATAGCCAAGCAAAGGCTGTAAAAATTCTTCCCAGACCGCAAGTGCAGGAGTTTTCAGGAAATCAAGCGCACCGCTTAAAAGGTCAACTGCTGCGGTTAATCCGTCAAAAAGGTTCGGGAGAATGTCATTTCCTGCCCATTCGATAAACGGAGCGAGAACATTTTCCGAAAGCCATTCAAACAGACCGCCGATTTTTTCGATTATCGGGGTAAGACTGTCAAGAATATTGCCGAAAGATTCTGATAATCTGCTGAAATCAATGTTTTCAAATGCTCCGAAAATATTTGAAAAGCCTTTTGTGATATTCGCAGTAACAGTTTTAAATGCCGAATTATCGCCAGAAAATCCGCTTGCAAGATTGATGATAAATTCTTTTCCGACATTTTTGAAACGCTGAATATTTTCCTTTGAAGTGAGCGTTTTTACCAGTCTTGAAATAATCTGCGGAATTTTCGGTATAATCTGACCTGCGGCAACTGCGAGGGCTTCCCCGATATTCGCAAAAAATTCAAGCGATTTATCGAACATTCGTGGGGCACTCAGCATAAACTTGTCAGAAAAATTACCTATTATAACAGGCAAATATTTTATAAGTTTTTCAGTGACTTCATTTAAACCGTCAAAAATGCCATTGAATAAAGTTACTGCACCGAATGTAAGTTGAGCTGAAAATTTCGGTAGCATATCCACAAAGTCAAGGACAAGCGTTTTCGTGCCTGTAATCAGCGCAGGAATAATTTTCTGAGTAATCAGCGGCATAGCAGAAACAAGCATTTCCGCACCTGTCATAATGATTTTGTTAAACGGTCCGATAATCTGAGGAGCGATTCTTGAAAAATTCTTTTCGATTTCGGTAAGATTTTTATTGAAAATCTCCTTTAATTTGTCGAGTGCAGAATGTATGCCGCTTTCATTGAAAGAATCAATAATTTTATTGCCGTCCTTCACTATATCTCTCAGATTTTCAGAAATTTCGTCATAAATTTTCTTTCCTGCGCCTTCGAGAGCTGATTTGAAAAGTGTAATATCGCCTGCTAAGTTGTCAAGGCGGATTTTTGACATTTCTTCCGCTGCATCGCCACATTTATGTATAGCTTTTGTAAGCTTCATGAAATCTTCATCGGAGGAATTGACAATTGCAAGCAGTCCCGACATACCTCGCTGCCCTGCGATAGTGCTTGCATACTGCGCCTTTTCGACTTCGGAAAGATTTGCGAAACCTGCACGCATACTGTCAAGAGTTTCACGGAAAGACTTCATCGTTCCGTCCTCATTTGTGAGGGCGATTCCGAGAGTTGCCATAGCTTCTGCGACATCATCTGTCGGAGTTGCAAGGTTTGTGATGATGTTTCGGAGCGCAGTACCTGACATTGAGCCTTTTATGCCTGCATTTGCCATAAGTCCAATAGCTGCGGACATATCTTCAATCGAATATCCGAGCGCACCTGCGAGAGGAGCGACATACTGAAACGTTTCGCCCATCATGCCGACATTGGTATTTGCATTGGAGGCTGTTTTTGCGAGGACGTTTGCGAAATATTCCGACTGATCGGCAGACATTCCGAAAGCGGTCATTGAATCCGTGACAATATCCGAAACTGTCGCAAGTTCCTCACCGCTTGCCTGAGCGAGATATACAATTCCCTGCAAGCCGTTTTCCATGTCCTGAGTTTTCCAGCCTGCCATAGCCATATATTCAAGGGCTTTAGCGGATTCTGTTGCTGAAAATGAAGTAGTTGCGCCCATTTCCGAGGCTTTTGCGGACAGTCTGTCAAGTTCCTCACCTGTTGCGCCTGAAATTGATGCAACAGTAGACATCTGAGCCTCAAAGTCAGAGCCTACCGAAAAGGCGAATTTTCCGACAGTTTCAGCGGCTTTTGCGAATGTTTTTGCATACGTTTCAACGGCTTTCAGACCTGCTTTAAAGCCTGTTTCAGTGACTTCAACAAAAGCCTTTGCAGATGTTTCAGCGGCTTTAAAGTTTAATTCTACGGCTTTTTTCGTCAGATTTCCAATTTGTTCACCAAGAGACTTAAAAGCATCACCAAGTTTTTGTAAAGCACTTATTTCACCGTTCTGAGTGCGTTCAAAGCGTTCAAGTGCCTGATTGCTTGATGCAAGTGCAGATTCAGCATATGCAAGCTGTTTTCTGTAATCGTCATACTGATTTCCTGCGGATTTTACAGCATTTTCAGCCTTTCGCATTTCCTTTTCGGCTTCTTTTGCGGCATCAGAATTTTTACCTTGCGCAGCGGCTATTTCTTCATATTTACTTCGAGCATCAGCAAGCTTTTGTTTTGCACTTTCAAAAGCTTCACTTGAAGTATTTACAGCATCTTTCAGCCCGTCAACTTTACTTTGATTTGCGGCAACCTGAGCAGCGAGATTTTCATGTAGTTTTGTGATAGTTTCAATGCTTTTGTCACCTGCATCAAAAGCTGTCATAAGGGTTTTATATTCCGATTTCAGGACGGACAATTCGCTGTTTACAGACTTTAAACCTTGCTTGAACTGCTTTTCACCGTCAAGGGATAAACGTGTTTTTAATACTCGTTCCGACATTCTTTCACCGTCCTAAAAAATATAAATTTTTCTGAAAAATTTTGAAAAAACACTTGACACGTAACAAATTACGTGTTATAATATATACAAGAGGTGAGAAAATTGAGAAGTGTTTCTTCAAGAGAAATCCTGCAAAAGCTGAAACAAGACGGTTGGTATGAAGTGAACTGTGTAGGCGACCACCACCAATTCAAACACCCTACTAAAAAAGGCAGAGTTACAGTAACTCACCCCGTAAAAGATGTACCATATCCAACCGTAAAAAGCATTGAAAGACAATCAGGGGTCAAAATTTTATGACCCCGCCCGAAAGGGTTGAAAGGAGTAATTTTTATGAAAGATACGTATATTTTCCCTGCAATTTTTGAAATGTGTGAAAACGGAATAGCGATTGAATTTCCTGATTTAGAAGGCTGTCTGCCTTGCGGTGAAACAATTGAACAGGCTTTTAAAAATGCAAAAGAAGCACTTCTTCTTCATCTTTATGGCATGGAAGAGGACAATGAAGAAATTCCTGAACCTACACCGTTCAATCAGATTGAAGTAAATGAAAATCAGTCTGTAATGCTCATTGAAGTCTATATGCCGCCATTCCGTGAAAAACAGCATAAAAAATTTGTCAAGAAAACACTTTCAATTCCATCATGGATAAATGCCAAGGCTGAATATGCAGGCATAAATTTCTCACAAACTTTACAGGAGGCACTTATCTCAAAACTTAATCTCAAATAATTTTCAGACCGTCCGACAAGGGCGGTTATTTTTTTGATTTTCTGTAATTCTGCAAAACCCACATATCCATGATTTCGCCGTAGGTATGCAGGAGAATTTCCTTGTAATTCATACCGACGGCAAAACCGCAGGACTTTATTTCAGACAAAAGATTCCGTTCTTTCAGTCTTTTTTTTCGCTTTCAGTTTCGAGTAAGTCGGGGTCAGTTTCTTCACCGTCAGGGGCTTTAAAGCTTACACTTTCGCCGATACACTTAAAAACATTTTCGGCTGCTTTAAGTGCTTCCGCAGGAGTGATAATGCACATAAGGTCATCATATTCAATGAACGGCTTTTTCTCGCCCTCCGCAAGACCGAGGACAATTTCCGCATTATGCCTGAAAACTGCGCCATTAATCAGAATTGTGATGACGTTGCAGAGTTTTTTGAATTTCTCGCTGTCAGTTCCGGAATCGTTAAGCCATTCACCGATATTTGAAAGGTTATCGCAGATTTTTTCGAGTTCGGTCATTGCTTTTGTATTGTAGCAGATTTCAAACTCAGTTCCTCCGATTTCAACAGTATATTTTTTCACGGAAATCAACCTCCTGCACTTGAATTTTCTGTATAATTGAGTTTTCCGAAAAGCCATGTACGGCAGGCGGCTTCGGTGCTGAAAATGGCAGTTTCCTCATAATTTCCGTCAAAATCGGGAAGTGCCATAATACGACCTGTAATTGAAGGTGTCTGCCACTCGATATTTTCGCCTTTGGTGTTGGAATTTTCAGACGGAAGCTGAAACTGTATCTTGTAAAAGAGCGTAGCTTCGTACATAAGCACACCGTTTAATTTTTTGGTCTTATAATATCCAAGACCGAGATAAGGAGCGACATCGCCTGATTTTTTACGCAGAACCTTTATAGTATTCGGACTTTCACCCTCCTCGATGATAGTATGACCGAGCAGCGATGCCTGAATTTCAAGGCTGTCAGTGCTGTCTGTTCCGAAATCGGTAACATTGAGTTCCAGAGTACCGTTTGAAAAACTTGTATCCATTTCGGCAATAGCGTCATCACCATAAAGGGGATTATCGTTTGAAGTGATATTCTTGTTTGCGGCAACAGCACGACCGATTATAAAACCTGTGCCATATGTAGGAGCTGCGCCCGAATTTTCCGCTGTAATGGGAGCAGCAACGGGGCATTTAAGACCGATTTTTGCCATAGTTTAAAGACCTCTTTTCTTTAATTCTTCGTCATAGACTTTCATTTCTGCATCATAGACCTTTTGGTCAAGTTCCTGATAGATTTTTGATATAAACTCATCGCCTGCGATTTTTTCCGTTTTACTTGTGCCGTAATTCAGAATATAGGCTTTATGAGCATTTCTCACGCCGTTTTTATCCGTACCCTGCGGATAAATTTCACGGGCATTAGGATTTTTTTTCGGGATTTTTGCGGCAACGCTGTCATGCATTGAGCCTGTTTCAATGTGTCCTGCATCTGTGATAGCTTTTTTCCATTCGTCAACGGTCACTTCCGCACCTGCATCAAGCATATCCTGTACAAGTTCACCGTCAACACTTTTTGCAAGATTATATAAATCATCTGATAATTTAAGAAGTCCGTCAATTTTAAAGCCCATTAAATCACCTCATTTAGAATGGTGGACAATTTGCGCCCAAACACCTTTTTTAAATAATTTCACAAAGAATCGCAGTATGAAAATATTCCGTATCGGGTTCATAGTCGAAATTTACGTCACAGACAGCGATTTCGTCATTACAACTGAGAATATTTACGATATTATCGGGGATTTCTGAAAATTCTGTCTTTGTGAAGAAGTCGATTTTTATGTAAATGCCTTTCTGAATGATTTGATTATCAGCATGAAAGCATTTCATACCGACTTCTTTCCAGACGACATACTCAGACTGTTTTGAAGATTCTGCGTGATACACATACTGATGAACGGTCAGGAGAATATCACGGAACTGCTGTACTGTCATATACTCCTCCTGTTAGGTAAAATTTTCCTGAATTTTTGATAAGCTGAAACGGCTTGCAGGCGGTTTCGTGTCGGAAACGTGCTGAACCTGTTCAATTCTGTACGAAATATCATTAATAACTGCAATATCCTGCGTGGATACAGAACGAATCAGGGGCGTGATGATAAGTTCATCGAGTTTTATATCCGCCTGCAAAGCCGTATAAAAGCGGTTCATTCCGAGGGTTTCGTAATCGAATCTCATACGGGCGATAAGCTGACGGTCATAAAGGGGCTTATTGCCTGCCTGAGCGACATTTACAAGCCTATAAAAGCTGACAACACCGCTGTTAAAGGTCAGAAATTTTTCCTTTGTGGATTTATCCAGTTTATTCAAGTATTATCACTGCTTTCTGCATCAGCTTTGTACCTCGCTCTGAGAGCGATTAAATCGCCCCTGAAATTGACTTTAAAATCCTCCAGAGAGTTACAATAGATATATCTGCAAAGGTCAAATAAAAGCTGTTTTGCGGATAAATCCGTTTCAAAGTCGATTTCTGTACCTGCATATTTATTTATCATATTTTCCGCACGGGACAGAATACCGCTGATTTTAGTATCTGTTGCGGTATCTGTCCAAGTTACATCAAGGTAATTTTTCAGTTCGTCAAGCATACTTTATCAGCCTGATGTTGTTGTCACCGAACCGCTGACATTTGAATTATACGAGATAGCAAGCGGAGCGAGATTTGAAATGTCAAGATAAAGGAAGGAGTTAATATCTTTCGGTCTGCCGTTGCCGTAAAGTCTGATTATGTAAGTCCTCAAATCTTCGATAAACTTGTATTCGTCCGAATATTCAAGCTTTCCGCCTCTGGACGTTCCAAGACCCATGAAATAATTTTTAGCGATACCGAGAACTGCATGACCTGACGGAACTGCAACGGACTGCACAATATCAGTCGGAAAAGGAAGTACATTTGAAACGTACTGACCGCCTGTTGTGAGAAGTGTTGTTGCAGGAACGATTTTTGTGAAGTAGTCCGCAGGATTGCAAACCAGAATAACACGGCTAACGGTACGGGGATTGTCATTTTTATCTTTTGCGAGATTTGCGAGAAGTGCGCCATAGCTTGCAGGAGTGAAAGAAGTGACAGCAGTTGCAGTTTTACGGGCATAGCCTGTTGTCGGGTTGAAACTTCCTGTAAAGTTTCTTGTCATTCCGACAGGTTTTTTCACACCGTCACCGTCAACAAGACCATTTTCAAGACCAATGCTGAGGGCTTCCGAGAGAGTTGTGCGGCAGTATGCATCAACCCACTGCGGACCGAGTTCGAGCATATCCTTTGTGACATACATATAGCTTGTAAGCTTGCAGAAAGTCAGGTCAATAACTTCAACTGCGCCTGTGAGCTTGTTTGTAATTTCGGTGTTGAGTTCGTCCCATGTAGCTGACTGCGATGCCTGATTATTCAGTACCCACTTGATAGCAGCACTTGTATTTGTGAAATCAATGAAATCAAGCAAGGGGTGGTCTTTACGCATATCGTCCATAGTTGCATCAATGACAGTTTCAGGAAGTGCAGAGGTTATATTCGTGATAACTCCCTCATTACGGGCATTAGCGATAAGTTCATTATAGAACTTTGTCTCTTTGCTTGTAAGCTGTCGTCTGCCACGACCTGCGAGGATAGCACGGTCAACATTTTCGATATTTCCCCTGACCTGTTCCATAATTGAATCGCTGATGAAGTTCTGATAGTCGCTTGTAGCCTTTTCGACTGCCTTTTCATCACCATTCTGGAAAGCTTCTGCCATAGCGTTTATAAGCAGAAGTTTCTTTGCTTTAAGTTCGTCAAGATTTGTAATTGTAGGCATTTTTATTCCTCCTATTTAAAATCGTCAAATTTGCGCTTTTGAGCCTTGACATTTCATTCACTCCGCTGCGCTTCGTTCATTCCCATGTCAAGAGCACAAATTTTCCTCCTATTTAAAATCGTCAAATTTGCGCTTTTGAGCCTTGACATTTCATTCACTCCGCTGCGCTTCGTTCATTCCCATGTCAAGAGCGCAAATTTTCC